CGCCTCGTAAGCGACAGACGCCACTCCTTGTCAGAGTGGCAGGGCCCAGCGCATGCTTTGCAGCATGGGCAAGCCAGGCTCTCCATCCGATGGGTGGTAGGTTGAAACCCTACTCCCGGGATCGCAACGCGCGGTCCTTAACCTCCTTCCCGAACACGAGTTCTGTTATGAGTGTCGCTACTCCGGCAAAAGTGCCTAAGCCAGACACCGAGGTGAGCGCCGTTTCCATATTGGAAACCGCGCAACCAAGGGCCTGGTCTAAACCGCTTTACGGGGGTAGTGACAGTCTAACAGCGTCTCAGTGCCCTCGGGAGAGTGCTAAGGACGGCGTTACGACCCCACGACCGAACAGTACCTTAAGGTCTGATCTAGATCTAGCGCTTAGCGGATTTCCTCGACTAGGTGCTCATGTGAAAAGCGATAAGTTCGTGTCTTTAACAGACAACGAACTGGCAACACTTGCCTCTTCTGTGCGTCGCCGGAAAACCCGGTCCCGTTCACAAAAGACTCGCAACGTGTTGCTTGATCGCTTCTTACATGGGCGCCAATGTCTGAGTACCCTTCGCGCTATCTCGAAATCTGACCCGGGAGATGGGAAGCTCGTTGATCGGATCGCCAAACGTTATGAGGCTATTGCCAAGCAAACGGGTATCGAAAGTGCCCTTCAAGACCTGAAAGTGAAATCAGGAGATTGTCGGGCGCATTGGATACTCCGTGCGGGCGGTACTGACTTCGCAGGAGCGTCCTTCCTAGGACGTTCCTTGCCAGTCGGTACTGCCGCTGCATGCGAAGCAGCAGTCTCACAGCACAAGGTGGACCTTTCAACGACATTCCAGACTGATGAGAAGATTCTCTCTGCGGCGTATCGCTGGGCTAAGAATTGGGCATGCAGTAAACTCTCGCGAGTTCACTATATGCCTGCACCCGATGTCCCAACTAAGTCTGCTTGTTCCGAAAGGAACTGCAGACAAGGCGGACTTCGGGGGTACGTGAGTAAGCTTGGGCTTCATCCTGAAGCCACGGCCCTCTTCGAACCTCTTAGCCAAACGCTACCACCACAAGACGTCTTCCAGGTAGTCACTTCTGTCTCTTCGGCTGCGTTCGCACGAGACATCACCAAGGCAGGTGTTCCACCTTCCAAGGTTGTTTGTCTCGCCGAACGCGGTCTAAAGACTCGAGTGATTACTAAATCGTCAGCTGGTTTGCACCTAGCTGGTCACATCGTGCGGAAACGTATCTTGACAGGGCTCCGGCGGACTGAACAGTCCATGTCGACGCTCGTCGGCTACCAAGACAGGATGGCTTTAGAATCCTTGCAGGGGACGATCGGAGAGACTGTTGTCTCCACTGATCTTACCCGCGCTTCGGATCTACTGCCACTTGACCTGGTAGCTTCAATTGTCAATGGTATTTGCGACTCAGGACGTTTGACCGTCACGGAAAAAGATGTCTTGAAGCTCCTTACGGGGCCTCAAGAGATCCTTTACCCTGATGGGTCATGCATCACCTCGTGTCGGGGGATCCTTATGGGTCTCCCAACTACTTGGGCCGTTCTTTCACTTGTACACATATTCTGGTGGAACTATTCCATCCGAATGGTGTGCAAAGAACGTCGGGTCACCCTGAAGGAGGGCC